AATTTTTTGCCTTAAGGTTTTTTATCTAGGTGACAGTAGTCTCAAATTGTCGCCTTTTTTAGTGCGATTATCAATATATTGTGAACTATTGGTATATGTCATAATATCTCTCATATCAGAAAACACGATATCTAGATAATTTGGTCTTAGAGTGTATATTTTTCTTTTTTCATCATTTTTGGCAATTTCGTATTGATAGTAAGATACAGAAGTTACAATTTCAGATCCAGATAACTCTCTTGGGTCACCATTGATATCACTGTAACGGAACTTGAATGATGCATCCACATGCAATCCCTTTTCTAAAAGTAACATACTGGGATGAGTTCTTACTTCCTTTGTCTCATAATGATGAATTTCTGATAGTTGTTCTGCAGAGTATTTGTTATCAAGGTACCTTTCAAGATCGTATTGCGACATTGGCCACTCGTCTCTTACATTTATAATATTATTAGATATAAGAACAATCCAATCCAAGTCTGAGTTTCCATATAATTTCTGAGCGACATTATCAGGTCGATCATCACCTATTATGCTATAGTAACCAAATACGGTTGCAGTAGAAAAGAAATCATCACGTATTTTTGCTCGTTTGAACAAATTCTTAGATCTGGAAAAATCAGTAGCAGAATTTCTACCATCTGAGAATGATGGTAATAAAACATCGGGAAACTCGTCGAAATATGCCATTAGAATCCTGTATCCTCCTTTGAAAGATAATCAAACTCAAGACTTGTGTTTCCATCAACATCCACAGGTGTTTCAAAAATAAAATCATCACTTTCAGAACGATAATCATCTTGGAATATGGGTGTTAATTCTGTAAAACTCATACTCATCACAGTTCTAACTGGCGATGATCCTGCTTTTGTGTCTTCGTATGATTGATATACACCATCAGGAGCATAATTTATTTCACAAGTAGTCAAAGCACATATTTTATGTCTTGGCAAACCTTTGATTGTGGTATTTTCTTGAGTGCGATATCTGAGTCTGAATACATTTGGAGATCCTAGGAAGAATAAATTATCTTGATTTCTATTCGGTGACATTCCCTTTTTGAAGAATTTTTGAATTTTTCTCATCATTGAAGCATCCAATTCATCATTAGGTGCAAATTGAAACTGAAATGTGAAATTTCTGAGTTTAGGACCCCCGAACAATAATTCTAAATTAGGGTTGATCGCAGCACCTGTGCCTCTTGTAAGAGCAGCACCCCCATCTACGTTTATTCCTGCTCTTCCGAGTGCAAACTGTGCTAAAAATGAGGATAATGCTAGACTTGCAGGGGCACCTGTTCCAAGTTCTCCATTGTTTATTTCAGTTATAAGTTGATCAAGATCTTTTTTCAATTCTCTCCCACCTGCTAATAAATTACCTTCTCCTATTGCAGTTTGTGCTGCACCAAAAGCGGAAAAGAATGCTGCTGCTTGAACAGGATTCAATTTATTACCACCCCATGTAACACCATTACTGTAATTAAGATTATTAGGAATTGGCATTTTTACCACACCAAGATATTGCTTTCCCGGTTTAAATATATTAGGGTTATCTCTGAGAACACTGTTTCTTCTAGTACCCGTGAGAAATGACACACTTTGACCATTCTTTTTCAAAAACATTGATTGAGGTGCTTGATATGCAAACTGCTCGATCACAATATGATCTTGACCTGCTTTACCGAATTCACCATACACTGCATCATGAGGATATTTTAAATTAACGATTTCACCTTCTCCTTGTCCAAATGCTGTTGCAAATTGTCTTGGTGCTTCTTGAAATACATCAGTTACATTTTCTATACCGCTTATACCGTTTATATTCTTAGAAGGTTCTTTTAGTTTCTTAGAACCTGTCTCATTTGATAGTTTTTCATCAGTGGTAGTGAGTAACTCTTCTACAGAATCTAAATTATCTTTTGGATCATTTGTTGTTGCTTTTGAAAGATCTATTTTCTCTAATTGATCAACTGTTATCATTGCTTGTACTTCTGGTACAAGTCCCTTTTCATTAATCTTTGCATAAACATCTGCCAAGAAATCATTATTTTTCCTAAGTTTATCTTCGATTTCTTTATGATCTTTTCCATGATAATCTGCCCATTGGTGGACTCTCATCATTTCTATTTTTAATGCATTAATAGAATTAGGATGTGTTTTTATTGCTTCATATATTTCTTCATCATCGTATTTACTATATTTGCCGACTGGACCAACTACTAAACTCGAATTTGTATTACTAAATCCTTTTTTTCCATCTATTATGCCAAAAGTAGGACTCTCAGGATCTAAATCAATAAAACCTTCATATGCCTCTGCTTTCTCTCCATTAGAAGGTTTATTTTCAGCATTAACAAAACCTAGATTGCCACCGAGTTCATTTTTTGGTAAAGTTGCGTCTATACCATTTATTTTACCATCTTTGTGTTTTTTATGAATCGGATCATTTATATCAACATAAACCTTAAAATATCCTGATGGTTTGTATTCTGTATCTGTACCGACAATATTTTCATCATACACACCCATTTCTTTCAACAACATTAGTCCAAAACTACTGCTGGGTGCTCTTATAGTCATTATTGATACCTCGCTATATTAACTGGCATTTCAATACCACCTAGAACTCTCACAAATTCTGATAATGATAAACTAAATGCTTTTTCCCAATCTGACATAGGAACTTCTGAAAAATTTGACCTTACGTATCCGTAGAGATATTTATGGTATCCTGTGATGACTGTTGGATCATCATTATTATCAATATACCTCATAATTGCCATTCTGTTCGCTGGTTTTGTGTAATGAAGGTTTATACCATAAAAAGCACCTGATTCTGTTGCCAGAACATAGCATAAGGGGTGCTTATCGTAGAAAGGCAGGGTTTCTTTATACTTTGCAGAGTATCTAAACAATAAAAGTTTTCCCGGACTGACTCCCGATGGTTGAGTGTTGAGTAGACTAGATGCCAAGTTCTTTCTCCGTGATTATTTGAAAATTCCACTTACGATCTTTGCAGAATGATTTTGCTGCTTCCCATTTTGCTTGATTCTTAGCAAATTCATATACCTCTGCTATGTATTTTTTAGTTCTTTTTTTCTGTATCGTAGGACCTTTGACCTGTTTTTCTGGTTTCACTTCAATCAATCTTTCCTCTATTTTGCCAGTAGAACTCTTCATTTTGACATAAAAATCAGGAAAATATCTATGATAACGATTGTCGATTGGTGATTTGTATGGTATTACTACCTCTTCACTAGACCATTTTAATATGTTCACATTACCATCACACCAACGCATGAATTTCAGTTCCCATAAAGAGCGATATATCACTTTTGTGGGATCACCTTTATACTTATTAGGGTTGGAAGGTCTAAACTTCCCCTTATATGACATACATAGTATATACTGTTCATCTATTTAGATGCCAAATTCAAGAGTTTTTTCAAAAGATAGATTTTATTTGAGAACCGAGGAACTACTAAACCTCGGTGGGCTTAAAAACGCTGTGCCTGCATTTAATAATGTATATGACGTTTACATAAATTTTAATACACAAGAAGGCAAACCAAAACTCATGGAGTTTTTGAGACAGCATGTATTGATACCTGCTAATAATTACCCACCCGGAGAACCCGGAGATAATCTAGCACTATTCTGTTCTGAAGCGGTTTTACCCGGATCATCATTGCAAACTGCTGCTGTAAATGGTTTGAGGCAGGGTGTGACCCAAAATTATGCTGTCTACAGAAGATATCCCGACTTCAACCTTACCTTTTATGCTCAAAAAGACTATTTCACCCAAGAAATATTCAATGGGTGGTTAGAATATATTTCACCTATACAAATAGAAGATCGTAATCATGGATCTATTGCTCGTCAAAGAAGCAGAGATAATGCATTCAAGAAATTGAAATATCCCAGATCATACAAGTGTGAAATGGAGATTACAGCATTTAGTTCAGATTTCTTGATGCCTGAGTCAAGACAGAATAAGGAATCGGAAGTTAATAAAAGAACTCCTAATTACATTACTTACTACATGAAAAACTGCTTCCCATCTAACATGATCGCTGCTCCATTAGCATATGGTAATGCTGAATTGGTCAAAACTACGGTTTCATTTAAGTATGACTT